TTACTAAGTAATCCGCATTTTGTTGATCAGATCATCGAGGAAAGCGATAACGCAGGAAATTTCACGAAAGCCTTGTAAACGAGTTACTAGAGTATTGCAAGGCTGAATTTGCGTTAAATAAGATTAGTGGGGATGGTAAGCATACCATTCGGCAACATTACATATCTGCGAATATTCCAAAAGAACAATGGGGTATTCCAGATATGCCACAATCGCTGTTTTATATCTGGGCATGGTTTGTTAAACTGCATGGCACTAGATCATCTGGGATGGCTATTAATCCTATCAGTTTCCAAGAGATTTATTCATTTTGTAAACTTTATGGCATTATAATGTCGGAATGGGAAATTGATCTAATACGCCTACTTGATGGTACTGCTTTAACGGAAATGCAAAAGGATAAATGATGGCTGTTGATATTCTAAATTTAGGCTTTAAAGTTGATACTTCTCAAGTTAAGACAGCATCTAAGGATCTTGATAATCTAAGCAATTCTGCGAAAAAAACCAATGAATCATTAGCTGGCATGAGTACCAGTTCAAAGAAAGCCAGTTCTGATGCTACTGCATTATCTGGTGCTGTCGGCAATCTAGCAAAAGCCTATGTAGCAATACAAGGCGTAAGAATGTTTGCTGATATTGCTGATGAGCAAACAAAATACATTGCTCAATTGCGTGTTGCCACATCCTCTACTGATGAATTTAATCAAGCCCTAGCCTCATCTCAAAGAATTGCCAGCATTGCTCAAGTAAGCATTGCGTCAGTCGCTACTGTCTATGCCCGTTTTGCTAACGCATTAAAAGATGCAAATGTATCACAAGCGCAAATTGGCTTAGTGGCAGAAAATGTGGCGTTGGCATTAAAAGTATCTGGTGCTGGGGCGCAAGAGGCATCTGCCGCCATGTTGCAATTATCTCAAGCGTTTGGATCTGGCGTGCTTGCTGGTGATGAGTTTAGGACAATGGCTGAAACTGCGCCAAACTTGATGAGAGTATTAGCTGAATCAATGAAAGTGCCAGTAGGTCAATTAAAAGCATTAGCTGGCGAGGGCAAGATTACTGCTAATGAATTACTAAAAGCATTTGGCGATAATGCCCTCAATGAAAAACTAAAAGCACAAGCGGCAGACATTACAACAATCGCTGGCGCATGGACTAACTTCTGGGAACAAATTAAATTAGTTATTGCTGGGTTTGGTGAGCAAAGTGGAATTACTGATGCTCTTACTGGATCATTAAACGCATTGACTTCGGCTATGCAAAAAGCCAAAGGTCTTTTCCCGTCAGCAAAAACATACAATCCAGATCAGCAAAAATTATTAGATGAGCAGAATTTAGCCTTTTTAAGCAAAAAAGGTGCTTTAGGTTTAAGAGAGGAAGAAAGACTTAAACGAGTTTTAGAGTTAGAGAAAAAGCTAGGCATTACCTATGGATCACGCATAGGCGGTATTAATGCCATAACTCCACAAACAGCCCCTATGCCAAATTTTACTGGCACTGTATTGCCAGTTGATGTAGATAAATTACATAAACAACAAGAGGAAACTGCCCGTAAGAATAAAGAGGCGGCATCTGCGGCAAGTGAGGTGGAAAAGGCAAACCGTGAACTATTAACCAGTATTAAAGAGTTAGTAGATGGTGAAAGAACTAACATCCAAGTATTGCAAGACAAGTTAGATCATAACGATAAGATTACACCTAAAAATAGAGCGTTGGCTCAAAGCAATTTAGATTTAGCTAGAACATTAGATGTCGAGGCGGCAAGTTTAGAGGCTTTTAATAAAGGTCTGGAAAATGAGGCTGATCTATTAAATCAAGTGGCTGATGAGCAAAAAGCCCATGAAGCTAAAATATCTGCGGCATATACATCCATGTCAGAGGATCTAACCAGAGAGAATGAGGATCTTAATGCCAAGCTAATTACTAATGATAGAGAAAGAGCAACAGAGCAATTAAGAATAGAGCATAACCGTAAAATGGAAATGATCCAAAGCATGACTGATCAAGGTGATGCTCAAGATGATTTAATAGCAAGAGAGATGGAAAACTATCGTTTACGCAATCAAGAGTTGCAAACATCTCAAAGCATAGTTAAGGATCTAGGATTAACATTTACCAGCGCATTTGAGGATGCCGTTGTTGCTGGTAATAAGCTATCAGATGTATTGCAAAGCCTATTGCAAGATATATTAAAACTTGTAACACGCCAATTAGTTACAAATCCATTAATGGGCGCAATTGGCGGTGCATTGCAGAACATATTACCTGCCAGCATGGGGGGTTATACTGCATTACCAGATACATCCGCTAATTATTATTCTGCTAGTCCAGTTCAAAGTGCTAACGGCAATGTGATGACTCCAAATGGTGCAATGAAACTTAATAACTATGCCAATGGCGGTATTGCTACAAGCCCACAGGTTTCAATTTTTGGCGAGGGCAGAATGAATGAGGCTTATGTACCATTACCAGATGGTCGATCAATCCCTGTCAGCATGAAAGGTGGCGGATCAAATGTGCAAGTGGTGGTCAATAACAATACACCAGCGCAAGCTACAACCAATGAAACAATTGATAGTCGAGGCAACCGTAGGATCGAGGTTACAATCAGTGAATTAGTAGCTGGTGAGATCAAGCGGAATGGAAGTTCTGCCAATGTTGCAATCAAAAATACTTTTAACTCTCAACCAAAACTAATAGGGCGATAATTATGGCGGCTTATACTTTTCCTGCAACTTTACCGCAATTTGTTACTACAAGTTATGCTGAATCCTCTGGGGTTCTTACAATGATTACGCCTATGGATATGGGATCTGCAAAAATGCGTAGGCGAGGTATCAGACCAAATAACTTTGATGTTACCTTTATAATGGATAACACTCAAATTGCTACACTTGATTCATTTATTAAAACAACCATCAAAGGCACTGCTAGGTTTGATTTCCCACATCCTAGGACTAGGGCATCTATCGAGGTAAGAATCATACCAAATTCAGATGGGGCATACTATAATATTGGTTATCTAGGTGTAGAGCATTACACAATTTCAATGAAGTTAGAGCAAATGCCATGAGTAGATTAGGATCGTTATCACCTGCCGCTTTAAAGGCAATGTTTAGCCAAGATGCTGACGATACCTTAGCTGTTTTGGTAACAATAAGTGGAACTGGATTACCAACTCCCATTAGAATTGCTGATAACTATACACAGCGATTATCTGAAACAGATGATGAGGTTATTTATGGTCTTATAAGCAGATCAAATAATTTTGTTTTTATTCCATTTAATATAAATTTGCCAACAGAGGAAACAGAATCCGCCCCTAGATGCCAAATTACAATTAATGATGTAACTAGATATATTATCCCTATGATTCGTGAGGCAAGCGTTACATTAAATGTATTAATTGAACTTGTTTTAACTAGCACACCTAATGTTGTAGAAGTTGCTTTTGATGGATTTTTAATGTCTGGAATTAGCTATAATGCTAATAGTGTTACAGCAGATTTAGTTGTTGATAGTTTATCCGCAGAGCCGTTTCCTGCTCATACTTTTACCCCGTCTTATTTCGCAGGGCTATTCTAATGCACAATTGGTGGAATGATTACATAACAATCCCATATAAAAAGATGGGTAGAGATGCTGATGGATTGGACTGCTGGGGTTTAGTGCGTCTAATATACAAAGATCAATTTAATATTGATTTACCGTCTTATGCAGATGAATATAATGCTGATGATAATCATAGTAGCCTTGCCGAATTAATCGCCATAAGCAAAGAGAACTGGACTAAAACAGACAATCCAATTGTTGGCGATGTTTTGCTACTTCGTGCAGAGGGAAGTTTATCTCATGTTGGTATTGTTATTTCGCCTACGCATTTTATCCATGTTTTAGAGGACATTAATGTTGCGGTTGAGAGATATGATCAAGGCAAATGGAAAAATCGCCTAGATGGGGCTTATCGTTATGATAGCAACCTATCTGTTGGTGATATATCTATTGTTGCTTGCCCAAATCCATTAAAGAATGTGCGTATTGATGGTCATGTACCTGCTAATTCTACTATTAATGAAATTGTAGAATATATTAAAAAAGAATATGCCTCTGATTTGCACATAGATAGTAATGTAGCCATTATGGTGAATGGCGTGCCAGTGCCACAAGAGCAATGGGATATGAAGCCCGTCAATGGGGATATGATTCAGTATCGTGCCGTTGCTGGTAAGGGTGCATTTAAATTAATTGCTACTATTGCCGTTGTGGTTGCCGCAGCTTACTTTGCCCCTGCTGTTTTAGCTGGGTTAGGCATTGAAGCTACTGCTACTGCTCTTGCTATTGCTCAAGCCTCAATTTCAATTGTAGGTACATTATTACTTAATGCAATATTTCCAATAAGACCACCAACAGCACCAGAAAGTGCTGGAACTGCTGAAAATCAAAATTTATTACAAGGTGGTAGCAATCAACCAAATCCCTATGGGGCTATCCCAGTCGTATTGGGAAAAATGAGATTTACCGCCCCATTAGGTGCTCAAATTTATGTTGAAGCTAATGCCGATACATCTTATTTAAGAATGTTATTAGTTTGGGGATATGGCGGTTTGCAAGTATCAGATATGCGTATTGGTGATACTGAAATTAATACTTTAGAGGAATTGCAAATTGAAACATTGCATGGGTTTAAAGATACAAATGTATCTAGGAATAGATTTAATTCTATTTACCCAAAAGATGTTGAGCAGGAAATAATTAATTTAACTCTTAGTGGATCAAATGATAGTCCACCTAGCGCATGGGTAGAAAGAACAATTAATGAATTATGTACATCAATTAATGTAATTTTGCATTTTCCAGAGGGCTTAAGGCGAATTGCTTTAGATGGCGATAATGCAGGAAAAATATTTTCAACTCCATTTACTGGCGATGTTCAAATACGAGAAGTTGATCCAGACACATTAGCCCCACTTACAGCTTGGGGTAATATTGAAAAAACTACTTCAGAAGTAAAACTTGATATTGGTGCAAGTTTTTATCAAATAATTAGTGGTTATTTGTATCAGCAACCTACTTCTGTTTATCAATGGAGTAGCATAATTTTAGATAAATATAATAAAATTATAGTTAGAAAGGGATCATATACCGCAGATCCAAATGCAGATCCAAGTGGTGAAATATTAGCAAGATTAAAAAAAGATACAAGAAACTTAAATACAACTTATTCAAGATTGGCTGTTATTCAGCCAACCGAAACTGAATTATGGCGAGTTTGTTTATACGGTACTACTGTTTATCAAACTGTTGATTTAAGATCATCTATAGATGGCACTTACAGTGGATTTAATTTAACTACCACTGCAATATTGGGGAATATTGGATTTTCACCTTTTCAAGATGTAGTTGGTCGATTTGTAACTTTATCTGCTGGATCAATTGATAGAACAGGCAGAACTCAAACTATTAGTTTAGGCGTTACTGGAACAAGTTTTGTTAAACGCAAAGATGCTTTTAGCTACAATGTTTCATTTGATGTACCTTATGGCAAATATCAAGTTAGAGTAAGGCGAATTACATCAACATCAGATGAGGAAACTGTTAGTGGTGTTAAATACCATTATTATCATTCATCTATATTGTCTGCTATTACTGCTTATGGCAATACTAGACCAGTTGTAGAGCCTAAACCATTGGCAATGTCAGCCATTCGAGTTAAAGCCACTGATCAATTTAATGGCAATTTAGAGGGAATATCAGCTACCTTACATTCGATTTGTAAAGATTGGAATGATGCAACTTCTACTTGGATTGAAAGACCAACTAGGAATCCAGCTTCATTGTTTAGATATGTATTACAACATCCAGCAAATGCAAAAGCATTGCCAGATTCAAAAATTGATCTTAATGCTTTAATTGAATGGCATGATTATTGTAATGAAAATGGTTTTACTTACGATAATGTCATTACAAGTCGCAGAAGTTTATTAGATGTATTAAAAGATATTTGTGCGGCTGGCAGATCCTCACCAACATTAAAAGATGGGGTATGGACTGTAATTACAGATAAGCCTCGTACTACTACATCTCAATTTTTTACACCACATAACTCTTGGGATTTTGAGTCAGTAAAAACATTGCCAACTATTCCGCACGCTTTTAGAGTGCCATTTATGAATAGTGAGCAAGGCTTTCAACCAGATGAGTATGTTGTTTACAATGATGGTTATAATGCCTCAAATGCTACGCTTTATGAGCAAATCAATTTAAATGGCGTAACTGTTAGAGAGGCAATTTATAAACACGCCAGATTCCATTTTGCTCAAATTAAATTACGCCCAGAAACTTATACGCTTAATGCTGATATTGAGCATTTGGTATGCACTAGAGGTGATTTAGTTAAAGTTAGCCATGATGTGCCGATGTGGGGATTGGGATCTGGTCGGATAGTATCAAGAGTTACATCTACTCAATTAGAGTTAGATGAGTTAATGCCAATGGATGCTGGTATTCAATATACCATTAGGATCAGATTAGAGGATGGCACTAGCGTTACTCGTACTGTTAGCGCAAAATCAACTGATGGTAATTATAATATTATTGATCTAACTGCGTCTGTTACAACAACACAAGCCGCAAGTGGTAATCTATTTATGTTTGGCGCATTGAACAGTGAAACATCTGATTTGATAGTGCAAAGTATTGAGCCAATTTCCAATTTAACTGCTCGGATTACACTGGTGGATTATTCACCTGCTGTCTATGATAGCGATACTGAAACAATCCCTGCCTTTGATAGCAATATAACTTTGCCGCCTACATTATTACAGCAAAAAATTACTGTAAGTCCAACTATAAGTACAATTGTTAGTGATGAGTCCGTAATGATGGTTTTATCACCTAAAAGTTATATGTACAGAATTAAAGTTGCATTTACAAACCCCAAAACTTTACCTTTAATAGCAAAATATCTTGAGGGGCAAATAGATTATTCAGATGATGCCGCATTGTTATGGCAAACAACAAAAACTGTGCCTATTCGTGATGGGTGTATTTACTTTGATGATGTGCAAGAGTCAAGCGTATATAAGATGCGGTTGCGTTATGTAACTGATGATGGTCGTACTGGATCGTGGGTATATTCAAGCAATCATACTGTTGTCGGAAAATTAAATCCGCCATCTACTCCAACTGGCGGCAGTACATCTATTTTTAATAATAAAGTTAAATTGCAGTGGAATGATAATTTAGAGCCAGATATTTATGGATATGAAGTTCGCACTACTAATAGTGGATGGGGAACTGCTGGGTATGTATATAGAGGGGTATCCTCTGAATGTTTAGTTGCTGGTAGTTCGACTACTTATTATGTTAAATCTATTGATGTTGTAAACCTTTATAGTTTAACTGCATTATCTATAACATTTACGCCAAGTGCCGTAACGCCAGTAAGCACAATTAATTTTCAATTCCAAGATACAAGTTTAACCAATGCAAGCATTACATTGGATTGGGCTGATGTTACAACTCAACTTGGATTAAGTCATTATATTGTTGCTTATGAATCAACATCAATTACAGCAAGAACATCTACTATTGTTTTGCCAGCAAATTGGATTGGTAATAGAGTGTTTAGCATTAAAACTGTTGATACCAATAATGTAGAATCAGCGCCTACGGCAATAACGGTAACTAAATTAGCGCCAAATTCAGTATTAAATTTAAGGGCGCAAGTTATTGATAATAATATTTTGCTGTATTGGAATATGCCTACTGCTACAACTTTGCCAGTGCAAGATGTATTGGTTAAAAAAGGTAATGTATTTGCAACTGCCGAAATAATCGGACATAAATCTGGTGGATTTACCAGCTTGTCAGAGGTAGTTGCTGGTACATATACCTATTGGGTTGAGGTGCGTGATACAGATAATAATTACTCAACTGCACAAAGCATATCAGTCAAAGTAAGTGAGCCGCCAGATTTTGTATTTAATGCCTCTTATGCTAGTAATTTTACTGGCACTAAATCATCATCTATTAATGATCAAGGTGGAATATTAATTCCTGTTAATACAACTGAAACATGGGCAGATCATTTTACATCTCGATCATGGGCAGATCCTGCGGCTCAAATTGCGGCTGGTTATCCAATATTTATTCAACCAAGTGCAACCAGTGGTTATTATGAGGAAGTATTTGATTACGGTACTGTATTAGGTAGTAGTCAAATTACTGTTACTTATACTGGCAATACAATCGCTACTACTGCTACCGTATCTATTGATATTTCCGTATCGGATGATAATGTTACTTATACAACATATAATAATGTAACATCATTATTTGCTAGTGCATTTAGATACACAAAAATTCGTTTTAATGTTTTAGCCAATGCTACTGGAATCTATTTATTAAATTCATTGAATGTATTATTAAACGCAAAATTAATTAATGATGCTGGTAGTGCAAGTGCAGTTTCAACAGATGCAAATGGCACTGTTATTAATTTCAATAAAGAATTTTTAGATATAACAAGCATTACAGTTTCACCAAATGGCACTACATTATTAACTCCAGTTTATAATTTCCAAGGTGCTATAATTACAGGCACTTATTCAGTAACAAGTAATGTGGTAACAATTAGTGCTACTGGACATGATTTAATTGCTGGGCAAAAAGTAAGATTAAATTTTACAAGTGGAACTGCGCCAAATGGCGTATATAGTGTTGCCAGTGTTGTTAATGCAAATCAATACACAGTAAACATAACAACCAGCAATACAAGTGGGAATATAAGCACATACCCAGAGGGATTTAGAGTTTATTTATTTAATAGTGCTGGTACAAGAGTTAATGGCACAATCTCTTGGTCAGTAAAAGGATATTAAGATGGCAGATCATAGTAAACCAACCAATACCAGTTTATATACTAACTATACAAGCGAAATAGATTCTCGTTTTGATGATATAACTATTGGATTAGATCCAGCATTAACAACTGCAACTAATTTGCCAACTGGTGCAATTCGTTGGACTAGCGCATCAAATAAATGGCAAAAATGGTCTGGTAGTGCTTGGGGTGATTTAAGTAGTTCATATTCAATTAATATAAACGGTACTTTAGGGGCTACTACTCCATCTACTGTGGCTGCTACTACAATTAGTGCTAGTGGAGTATCTACATTCTCTGCTGGCTCTGCTGGCGCACCTGCCATTACTACTACTGGTGATACCAACACAGGTATATTCTTCCCTGCTGCCGATACCATAGCCTTTGCTGAAGGTGGCGCAGAGGCAATGAGGATTGATAGTAGTGGTAATGTTGGGATTGGTACTACAGCTACAGAAGTACCTTTAATTGTAAATGGGGTAAATGGTGTTTCAATAACTTCTTTCGGAGTTACAGGCAGACGATATGGGATTAGAAATGATGGGGATCTCAATTTTGTAAATTATACAACTGACCCTAATACAGTTACAACAGGAATGACACTAAATGCTAGTGGCAACCTAGGTCTAGGTGTAACTCCTAGTGCTTGGGGTGGTGGAAAGGCTTTGCAACTAACTAGTGGGTATGTTCAATCATTTAGTTCAACAGAATATGATATTGGTAGTAATGTTTACTTCAACGGCAGTACTCATATTTATATTGCAAATGGATTAGCTGCTATATATCGTCAAAATAGCGGAACACACAAATTCTTTACAGCACCATCAGGAACAGCAGGAACAACTGCCACCTTCACCCAAGCAATGACACTAGATGCTAGTGGTCAATTAGCTATTGGTAGAACAACAGCAGGGACAATGCTTGATATTGAGAAGGGCGGTGCTACAACTAATGCAACATCAGGAATAGTTACACTAAGAACTTCAACATCTGGAACAGCGGCTGCTGGATTAGGTAGTTATATAAACTTCGTGACTGAAAATAGTAATGGTACGCAGTACGAAACAGCATATATTGGGGTTGCTACTGAATCATCTACTGCTGCTGATAAAGACGGATATATATTTTTTAGCACTGCCCTTAATAGTGCTAATCCAGCAGAACGTATGCGTATTGACTCTAGTGGGAATTTGTTGGTGGGAAAAACTGCTTCTAATGATAATGTTGGTACTTTGATAACGCAAGGCGGACTTCTATATGTTGTAAGGAGTGCAGATACTCCTGTAGCAGTAAATAGATTGTCAAATGATGGGCAATTAATAGCTTTCTATCAAGCCACAATTTTAGAAGGAAACATATCAGTATCAGGAACTACTGTTTCATACAATGGCGGTCACTTAGCACGATGGTCACAACTTCTTGATAACAATAAAGATACTACAATCTTAAAAGGCACAGTCCTTTCTAACCTTGATGATATGTGCATTTGGGAAAAAGACGGTGTAGTTGCTGAAAATGAACAGTTAAACAAGATGAAAGTATCAGATGTAGAGGGCGATACTAATGTTGCTGGCGTATTTGTAAACTGGACCATTGACGATGTTTATGGTGTAGACGATATGAATGTGGCTATGACAGGCGATATGATTATCCGAATTGCACAAGGGGTGACAGTTGTACGTGGTGATTTACTGATGTCTGCTGGCGATGGTACTGCCAAGCCACAGGATGACGATATTATTCGTGCTAAGACAATTGCTAAAGTAACATCAACTCATATTACTTGCACTTACGAAGATGGTTCATATTGCGTACCTTGTGTATTGATGGCTTGCTAAATTAAACAACAAGCAATGATAGACGAATTAAAGGCTAAAGTGGCTGCCTTAGAAGCTGCTTAAATTTAATAGGAGAACATAATGGCTGAAACCAAAAAAACCACCATTACTGTTGACGATGTAGATTATGTTTATGAAGACATGACTCCACAACAACAAGCGATGGTCAACCACATATCAGACTTAGACCGTAAGATAGGCACAAGTCAGTTTAACCTAGACCAATTGAATGTAGGAAAGAACGCATTTGTAAATTTGCTCAAAGAGTCATTAATTGAAAAGGCAGTAAAATAATATGGAAAGTCTGATAGCGATAGCTAATTCTTTTTTTGCAAAACTATACATACCTTGTCTTGTACCTGCTGATAAACAGGCTCATGCGTTATCAGGCTTTATTATTGCCATATTTTTAACCC